TAGTAATACTACTTATTCAACTTTCTATCAACTTAAGTTAAATAATTAATTCATGCATTTAACTCATTTAATTAATTAACATTCAATCCAACCTAATCAATTGTATACGATTACTTGCAATTCATTTTTGTTGTATTTAATTAATTAAGTTTAATCATCACATAGTGCAACTAAGCCGATTGTATACGATTAACTAAGAATGAATTGATTGCAAACGATTGCACTTAATTAATTGTACTCCCCAAATGTGAACCCCTATTAATTTTGCCGAAGGCGAGGAGGCCCCCGCCCCCCTCTCGAAACTACGACACTATTTTTCGGAACCGTCAAGTTGCATTTTGGTGTACCCCCCATCCCCAGGGTAACGACTCCCATAAATTTTTTGGAACCGTCAAGTGGTAATTTTTCTTGCCATTAATTAATTGAATCAATACAATTTGTGTATCTTCACCCGTAGGGCATTTACCATGGCATTGTCATCCGTATCGATTTCATCCGACATCCCAGCATCTATATCATTGTTTACGGGTACAGCTAAGTTGAATGCGATCAGCATTCAGGCTGATTGTGACATGACCTTCCAGTTTCAAAAGACAGACGGCACGGCGTTGTCAGGCCCGATGCATCTTCCGAAGTATGAATATTATACCACCTCATTGCAGAATGACGGTTTGATCTCCTCCACGGGTGGCATCAAGTTAGTAATCACGGGTTGCCCCACGGGTCGCATCAACGGTTACGCCATCCAGCACGGCTAAGAAATACATTTAGCACACTAAAGGTCTTAAATGTTCGAGAATAAGTCATCAACTAGGTCTGAGTCGATCAGTTACGACACTGGTGATTACAATACTGGTTGGGGGCCGTATTGGAATGATCCGGCAGAATATGGGCCATTTCAGTTCCCTAGTGGTGGCTTTGGTGGATGGATTAATCCTGCTCAACTGGCTGTTCGGAACAATTACCTTTCTGGAGAACAGCTACCGATCTATCTCACTTGGTGGCAGCTTAAGTCCATCAGGGACAGGGCAAGGTATGTGTACTCCACCAATGAGTTTGCTCATGGTCTGGTATCTTGTTTCCAGTCTTTTGTGGTGGGTGCTACTGGATTTAAATGGCGAGCAGCATCGGTAGATTTGAAGAATCCGGTTCCGGAGCAATACCTGACGAGGATTCAGCATACGCTGGATTTGTTCCGAGAATACAACAACCTGGTTGAGGTCGAGAATGAGATTGTGTACAGGCTTCATGTGGATGGGGAGGTCTTTCTCAGGAAGTTCCCCCAAGCCAATGGTATGCTGGTAATCCGGTTTATTGAGCCGGAGTTGGTGCGTGGCTTTTCATCGGACATGGGTTCCCCGAAGGATTCCTTTGGCATAATCACGGAACCGGATGACATCAACACGATCCTTGGTTATCAGGTAATCCTTCGGCCTTGGGAATCCTTGGAACCGACCTTTATCCCTGCGGAGGAGATTGTCCACATCAAGGTTGGGACGAACTCTAATGCGAAGCGTGGGTTGACGACCTTCTATCCGGTGTTCCAGAATTTGACGAATTGCGAGGACATCCTAGCGTCCACGGTGACCATGGCGAAGGCACGGGCGAAGATTGCCATGGTGCGAAAAGTGAACAATGTGGCCCCCGACTCGATGTCGAAGCTTGTGGACGACCATATCAACGCCACGATCAACAATGGCCCGTCCATCAATGGGGACACCGAGGCGATCAAGCTGGAGAGGTTTGGATACGGGTCGATCATCACGGCCCCGGCCAATATCGATTACGAATTCCCCGGAGCGAATGTCGATGCAGCAGGACTCATCCAGGTGTTGCAAGCCAACCTTAGATCACTTGCTACAAGGTTTGGAATCAGTGAAACACTCATGTCCGGTGACGCAAGCAATAATAACTACTCTTCAGCACTCATTGCAGAAGCTCCGGCACGAAGAACTTTTGAGCGATGGCAGGGTATCATTGGACGATCCTTGGCCGAATCTCGATTCCAGCCCAATCGATCCCTCGCTTGGGAACAACTCTATCTAGCTGCCGACCATGGCATATTCCCTGCGGAAATCCTCAAGAACATTCGGGTGACCTCCGAAGCCTTCTCGCTCCAGAGCCGTGAGCATCAGAAGGAAGCGGAGATGAACAGCATCTATTTCAACATGGGTGTGAAATCGATCCAGACCATCCGTGCTGAACTCGGTCTCGACAATGACACAGAAGCATCGAACTTTATCAAGCCTACGGTGGAAGAGAAGAAGACGGCGACTGCAACCGATCCGATGAATCCTGCTGCACGGGTCGATATGTCCGGAACCCATCAGGCCGGATTCGGTGGACAGGATCAGGTACAGGATTCGGCTCTCAATGGGGCACAAATCGCCAACCTTGTAGACATCGTGCATCGTTGCTCCATTGGTGATGTGCCTCTTGAGTCCGGCAAGGCGATTGCAAGAGCCTCGTTCCCACTGCTGACTCCGGAAATCATCGATCTGATCTTCCGAGATGTAGTCGTGAAAAAGCCCGAAGAGACATCCCAAGCAAGCGTTGATTCTCCTTCCATTCCCACGGGTGGGTTGCCGAAAAAAATCGAAAGTCCATCGACCACGGAGAACAAGCCACCCAAGGCGTTGGCCAAGGAAACTCCGGACAACGCTCCAGAGGTTGGCAACAATCCAAAATAATTTTGACATTTTTAAACCTTCATGGGTATTTTATCTAAATGAATGCAACACTGACATCCACACCTAGGGGACTTCGAGGCGTAGACAGAGCCAAGAGCATTGTCTACGGTGTGAAAGTCCTCGGATTCAATTCCCAGAATGGCAGAGTCTATGAACGACAAGCCATTCAAGAAGCCATGCATATGTACAACCAGTGTCCGGTTAACAAGGATCACATCACGGATGCTCCTTCGTTCTCAGACCGAATCGGCTGGCTATCCAATCCCAGATTGGAAGCGGATGGGCTGTACGCCGATTTTCATTACAATCCACACGCAGAGGGAGTGGATTCCTTCCTGTGGTTCGCTGAGAACAATGGACTCGGCGACATCGGCTTTTCACACATGGTTCAGGGAAAATGGACTCTCGATCCGGATGGAACTGAGCGAGTGGTCAGGATTGACCGTGTGAAAAGCGTTGACCTAGTTGCGAACCCAGCGACCACTAAGAACATCTTTGAGTCCGAAGTACCGGACAAAATATCAAGACTTCGTGATGAAGGTTACCCTCAAGACCAAGCGGTTGCCATCGCTCTGGATATGGCCAGAAGAGGCGACATTGGCGAACAACCGGAGAAGAACATGGACGCTACCAAAATGATGCAGGAAGAAAATCCAGTCAAGGAAATGTACAAGGAAGGAGACGACCTTGCCCTTGCCGATGCGACACCCCCAGCTAGTCAGGATTCATCGTCTGCTGCCGAACCGGATATGGAACTGTTCCATAAACTCATGTCTGTTGTCAACGGCGAACAAACAAATGAAGAAAAATGCGGTAAGGTTCTGGAAATGCTCGGCCTCAAAAACGGCATGAGCGAAACCACCGATGTGGCAAACTCCGGCAAGGACTCCGGCGTTCCTGCACAAGCCAAGAAGGCTGATGATGCTGATCCAGCGGATGAGCCAGAAGAAAAGATGGAATCGGTCAACGATATCCAGAAGGAACTGGCTGAACTTCGTGCTTACAAGCACCACAAGGAAAATGAAGAAAAGATCAACTCTTTGTTGACGGAACACAAGCTGGAGGCGACTCCGGTTTTTATTCGCCAGCTTTGTGCTATCGGCGAAGAACTTTGGGCCGAGGCGATTGAAGATCGCAAGAAAGTGGCCCTTGCACGAAACAGCGTGAAACCTGTTAGTTCGGTTGAAATTCGAGGCGAACCGAATTACAAGCAGTTTGTTGAATCTGTCCTCGGAAAGTAAAGCCATCATAAGGAGATAAGACATGGCAATTACTTACAACTACGGCACGACCAATCCTGTGGTGGCTCCTGTTGCCACTGCAAAAGCGATTCAGGTTGGTGACCTAGTGGCTATCGTAAGTGGAAACGCTGTTTCCGCAGCGGACTTCACTTGGGACACCAATCTGGCGACTACCCAAGAAAACTTTGCTGCTGCATTCCTCGGAGTGTCCGGCCAGTTGAAAAGGGCAGACATCGCCAAGGTCTATGGAAATAGCAACGACAATGAAATCCGCATCGATTGCTCCGGTATCTACCAAGGTGCATACACCGGAACCGCACTCGTTGTGGGTGACTTTGTTGGCCCCTCGAATTCTGGAAACGCACTTCTTCCCCAGTCTCTGGTGAAGGTTGCGACCAAAGATTTAGCTATCGGCAGCGTAGTCGAAGCTCTCTCTGGAACCGGCACAGTCAAGTTCCAGTTGTTGTCCACCTTGAACGCTGTGGCTCGCTAACCTCTTTCATTAAGGAGAATGAACATGAAGAGTTTAGGTCTTAAACTGAAGGAGTTTGGCAAGCAGAACGGTGTTGCCAAAACTCGTGAATATCTTTCCGAGGCAATCGCCAAGGGCGATATTCAACCCAACAGGCTTTCCATTCGTGGTCTGGCCGAAGGCATCATTGGCGAACAATGGGCCGAAACCATGCATCGCTTCAATGGCCCAGAACGAATGTTCATGGAATCCACCGAAGCGGTTGATGCGTCCAACTTCGCAGCAATCACCGGCCAGATTCTGATCACCACCGTCAAGGAAAAGTTCAAGCTCGCCAACTTCATTGGCGACAGCCTTGTAAACACGATTCCTGCCGGTCAGAACCTGAGTCAGGAACTGATTCCTTGGTTGTCCGACACCACCAGCGGTTCTGAAACCGTTGAACAGGGTATGCCTTATCCTGAAACTCGATTTGTTGGTAACTACATCAAGTTGCCAGCGATTGAGAAGGTGGGTCGTATCTGTGCAGTAACCGCCGAAATGATTTACGCTGACAAGACCTCACAGGCTCTTGCGTCCGCTGAATCGGTTGGCACCTACTGCGGTCTGGCCAAGGAAGAACGCATCCTGAAGACCGTCATGGGCATCAGCGGTAGCTATGTCTATGGCAAGGCTTCGGGTGGCGAAGTTTCCCTGTCCACCTACAGTGCATCGGGCGGTCAGTCTGGCCTCGACTATGGTTTCATCAACCAGGTTGACAGCTATGCACTGTCCAACTGGGCATCCATCAACACCCTAGAACAATTGTTCTATAACATGAAAGACCCAAATACTGGCAAACCAATCCAGATATTTGAGCCGGGTGGAATGCAGATGCTGGTAATGCCATTCCAGAAGTACGCTGCTTCTAGAATTCTCAATCCCGCAACCACCACCAAGAATGGCCCCTACGCCACCTCTGGTGATGTTGAACAGTTGGAAAGTCCAAATCCTCTGGACAACAATTACGGACTCATGACTTCTGCTCATGCCCGTGCATTGTTGATCTCCAGTGGTGTAACAGCTTCCACCGCTGACAAGTATGTATGGCTCGGCAACTTCAAGAAGGCTTTCGTATGGCGTGAAGCCAAGCCTCTGGAAGTTGTTCAGGCTCCAGCCAACAACTGGGCAGAATTCAACCAAGACATCGCTGTTGCGATCAAGGCTTCTTGGTGGGGTGCTGCCGGTGTTATGGATCCACGATTCGTTGTTCGTGGCGTTCCTGCTTAATAACCACAAACGCCGGGGTGGGATTTTCCCACCTCGGCATTTTTAACCCAAGGTGACTATGCCAACACCAGCAGAAAACCTGATCACGATTCGGGACAACTACATCAACGCATTAGTTGCCGACTCCGCAAACCCTCAACCTTCCTATAGCTGGGAGGGCGTTGCCGTTTCGAGAACGGAATGGAGACAGCAGACACTGCAACATATCACACAGGTGAACAAGCTGTTGACCTATGTTGCCCCACAGGAATTCAGAACCCAGTTCATGTAATGCCAACTATTGATCTATCACAGAACTACCAGATCATGGATAACCCAGAAACCGCCGTTCTGGTCAATCCGGGTGGTTCACAGGTGTCCACAAACTATGCCTTCCGAAGGCAGGGAACACTGGCTTACATGGATCAGAATGGAGTCGCCAAACTGGAAACGATTACCAGGTGGCTGATATTCAAGACGAATGTGCATCCATGGGTTCCAGAGATTAACTGCAAGATTACATCCGGTGGTGAAGAGTTCTATGTGAACTCCATCGATGCGGTGGCGATGGATAGTTATTATGTCCTTCAGTCCTCGAAGGTGATGTAATGGCAAACAAGCCAAAACTAATCCAGAGAAACAGGCCAACGGTGGCAGAACAGTCACCGTATGGTTCGTCACCGAATGATGACCGATGGACAGTAATCATCGATGGGGTTGCCAGTTCCCTTACTGCTGCCGGATTCACCGTCTACAAGCGAAAGACGGCGATGATCACGGAATCCGATGTGTTTCCATCCGTCATTGTTTCTCCATCGGAAGAAGGAGAAATCACGGGTCAAATGGCCCTTGATGGATGGACGGAATTCAAGTACATGGTGAAGGTCTACTACATCCAAAAGTACAACCGTGACCTGACTTATGAGTCCCAATTGACTCGTTATGATATTCGAAAAGCGATCTATAAACTGGCTAATGTTTCTGGTATGCTCAGTCCTACGAGCGTGGATGTGAGGGGAATTCCTCCGTTCAATGTGGACAATCCAGTCTCGACTTGGAAAGTCACTGGATTCCGACTCACTTATGGCTTTTTTGAACAAGGAGATATCTAATGCCTCGATCATCCGGCCCATTCATAACAGGCAAGGTTGGTTTTATCGGAATCGTGGACATGGGTGGTGCTGCACCAACCGTTTCCCTTCCAGCCACCAACATTACCATTTCCGCTAAAGCCGATGTACCTGATGTCAGCAATGTGGACTCAGGTGGTTTCGTGGAAACCGTTGTTGGTGTTCGCTCCGCTGAAATCAGTTGCGATGTGTCTTATGATCCAGCCCAGTTCAGCGGTTTCTATGCTGGACAAAAGGTCGATGTGTACATTGCACCCACCGGAAACAATCCCGCTGGTGCAGGATCGGAATATCCAACCTCATCGCTTTCCTTCATCTTCCCATACGGAACGATCACCAATGTGAGCTATAATGTTGCCGTCAAGGATGCCCAGAAGGTCTCCCTGACCATCAAGTCCAATGGTGCTTACCAATTCATGTCCACGCCTTCTTAAGGAGATAGCAATGGCTTATTTAGCAGGAAAGTTAGGCAGCATTGGCATCAACGGAACAGCCGTCCCTGCCAGCGATTTTACCGTCACAACTACCTCGGATACTCCAGACACCACCAATTTTTTTGATGGTGGGTTCGAGTCCCATGCCGTTGGTATGTGGAGTGGTGAGATCAGTTTCAATGTCATGTTTGCCGGAGTGGCTTATCCGGACGAAGGGGACATCATTACCGTCAACATCCTTGCCTATACTGGTGGCCCTTCGGTGACATTTGCCAATTGCAGGATCACATCATTGGAATGGACTAATGATGCAAAGGATGTCCAGAAACTGAAAATCACCGTTCAGACCTCTGGAGCATTTTCGTTTACGGTTTAAGAAAGAAAAGAGGAAGCAATGTCCAATGGCGTTTCCGAATTGCTCAATGTTCCTGGCGAAGGTTCATTGAGCATTCAGTTCAATGGCAAGACCTACACTGCTGGATTGATTACCCAGAAGGTGAAGGCTGACTTTGAAAAACGAATGGAAAAGAAGGCACTCGATGCCATCTTCAGGGTCAAGGAACACCTTGATCCTGTGGAATTTCGTGAGGCGATCTCTGGTGTGACCAGAGATATCGCAGCGGGTGTGTACTCTTTTGGAAGCGAAAGAAGCATTCAGTCTCTTTCCACTCCCTCTGGAACCTGTGCCTTTGCCTCCATCCTGTTCAATGTTCCGGAATCGGAAATTGAACAACTAGTCATGTCAAAGCCTGACGAATTCAAGATCGTCATGGATTTGGTCAGGGAGAAATCCTACCCAAACGCACTGAAGGCGAGTCAGGTTCAGCCATAAGGCATAATGACCCGATAGACCCGCCGGAATTGCGAAACTTTTACGCCAATCTCATGGACAAGCCGTATCTGCTTCGTCCATGGGAAATTGAGCGTTTAACCGACAAACAAATCATTGAACTTTACTACCGAAAAAGGGACAATAAGGGCGTTCCTGTTTCCTATGAGCAGCAGGAACACGAATGGAAGCACAGGACAGCGAAGGATCAGAAGGTTATTAAGCGAAAGGAACTTGAGGCATTAATCCGTATGGGTTCGGCTTTGGGTGCTAATGTCAATGACCTTAGGAAGCAGTTCATTGACAAGTATGGCGACCCATACCAAGAGGATTAGACATGAGCAGCGATGGAATCATCATTGACGACAGTTCCGCTATGGCTTCCAATCTTGTTGCTGCCGTAGAAGGAATTTCAAATGCCGTAAGTTCATCAAGTGTCAGTTTTAATGCATCATTTGATAGTCTTGCTAAAGAATTCCAGACTGGTAATTTGAAGATTGTTGATGCCATCAAGGTGATGCAATCTGATCTCAGCAAGGCTTTAAATGATGTAAAAATAAATATCACCAACAATTACAAACTTGCCCAAGAAGCCAAAAAGAAAACAAAAAAAACTCCATCGACTGATGAAGAGAAAATGGCAAAACTTGCCAAAGGGTTAGGTGATGTTTTTGCTGTCACTTTTGGACAAGTAGAATCCATCAAGAAAAGCACAAAGAAAGGGAAAGGTAAAGGTACTGCATCAACTGCATTAGACTTTGGTTCTGCATACGCTTCTCAATCGGATGTTAGTGAAAAATTGATGTCTAGTGTCGCCAGTGGATTTGGCGAAGTTTTCTCTGCAACTGAAAAGCAGATGACGGCCATGTCTAAAAGCACTAAAGACAAAAAAGGCAAAAAATATGAAATGCCTTCTATTGGTGCTGAATATCTACCAAAACAAGAAGTCATTGAACCGAAAGCTTCTTCTATTGAAACATTTGCTTTAAAAACAGAAGAAGCATCCAGTGGGTTTGCGGTTCAACTTGCAAAATTTCGTGAGTTTGGCAATGCCATTGAAAATTTGACTTATTCAATGAATGTTCTTAAGTCAGGAATTCCTGAATCATATGGTCTCGCTGGCAATGCTGCTGAAATTTCAAAACCAATTACTGACATATATGCAGCACTTGAGCCAATATATGGCGTTAGTGATGAAGCCAATAATAGATTTGCGGATTTGACAAAAACAGTAAATCCTTTAATTGACACATTTAGTTTAATGGAAGAAAAGATTCAGGATTTATCAAGCGAATTAAGACAATGTGAATTAGAACTTTTGAATTTTGCAGAAGTTGGACAATATCCAGAAGGAATAAGTTCATATGAATCAGAACTAATGAATTTTGCAATCCGATTCAAAGATTTAGCTAATGTATTTGATGTTGCTCAAAATCAGACACAACAGGAATCTGAATCATCACAAAAATACAGGGGTGGTGAATCATATAGTTTGGAAGGAAGTAAAACAAAATTTGTTGGCCCAAAAAATATCACGGAAGACCAGAGGAATGCGATTGAGGCTAGCAAAGCGATTCCAGGCTCAGATGTTGGGCCTATGCCAAAACCTCCTTCATATATGTCACAATTCAATCAAAACTTAACAGGTGGGGCAAAATTTTTCGGAAATGCACTTTCTCCGATATTCCAAGGAATAGCTCAAAAGTTTGGGAAAAATGTTTCTCCTTTCCTTGCAAATCCAATCGCAAAAGCAGGCATGAATCTTGCCCAAGGTGGAATGCAATATGCACAAACCGGAAATCTTGGTATTGCCGGAGGGAGAGCAAGTGCTGCCATTGGCGGTGGAGCAACGGCTGCCCTCGGAGTTGGACTTGCAGGATTTGGAGTTGCTCTTTCTGCTGTAACAGGTGCTGTTACAATTGCAGGACAAGCAATTCAATCTATGTCATCTTATGTGGCAAAATTCAGTCCTGCTGCTGCGGAAAGAATGAACCTTGTATTTAATGATCTTCAAGGTGTCATTGGTAAAGCGTTGCTTCCTGTTTTTGAAATGGCCATTCCAATCGTTAGACAGTTTGCAGATTTTGTTCATTCTGCCATGCAAGCACTTGCTCCATCCATTTCAATAGTAAGAGAAAGTTTCGCTGAAATTGTACCTCCATTGATAGAGTTAGGTGCTGTTCTTATCGATGCATTCATGCCTGTAATCAAATTTGCTGCCGGACTCATATATGGACTAACTCAAATATTGGTTCCTTTGATTAATGGGTTTTCCGCATTGTTTGAAACTGCCTCCATGATGGCAGAAATATTCTCAGGCGGAATATCCATCACGGACATCATGATCAATGGATTTAAGCTTCTTGGTGATATAACAAACATTGTTGTTGGTGCATTTAATTGGATGGTAGCAGCATTTTATGCCGGTACAGGTTCTATTCTTAAATTTGCATCTTGGCTGATTGACTGGGTGGATGGTGTTGGACAAGGAGAAACAAGCAAAGCTCTTGAAAAAATGGGCAATAGTGTCATTGATGGTGCGACTAAACTTGAGGATGCTGCTGAAAGACAAATGAAAGCAGGATTGGAAGGTAAAAAGTTTGAATACAAGGCTGGAGAAATAAAAGGAAAAGGTGGAATAAAATCTGGTTCTTCTGTGGGAATGGCGGTTCGTGAAGCACAATCCATGTCTATTGAATCATTAGGTGACGCAATCAGGAAAGCTGCCATAACGGCCCAAGCACCAGAACAAAAAGACAGGCAGGAAGAATACATGAAAACTGTGTCCGAAAACACAGCATATGATAAGCAAAAGAAAGCCATGCTGGATGCCATCAAGGAGAGTGGCCTTGTTGATGGAAATGAAACTCCGTTCTGGGATTCATTGACAGAAATGGATACAGATTATAGCGGTGGTGGTGGTTCTTTTGCTCCTAATGGAGTCGCATAATGAATGTAAATGATCTTAAAGAAAGAATCGGAAGTACATCACCGGCAGATTCATCCTTTGGAATTGATGGGAATGCTTCTGCGACCATGACCTATATTGTGGAAGGGCCAATGGGTTCATCCGGAGAGGTGGATGCCTTTCTGAACACCGTGTTTCCTAGTTCCTATATGAAAACCACGGCACTCATTGGCCGAAATATGCCAATGGCTCATCCGTACTTTCGCTGGATGTATGCTTCCAGTATTTCCAATGTGCGTGGTATAGGTCTTAAGCGTGACGACAATGGCATTAATTCAAGAATGCAATATGTCAGCACTGACGGTGACAAAAGTTATCAAAAAATACCATCCTACTTTGGTTCTTACGATAAATATGAAATCACCGTAGTGTTTACGCCAATGCCGTATTTTGTCTTTGGTGATGATTTAATCACTTTCAGCCCCCTTGTTTATGCAAAAGACAATGGAACACTTACCACAATACAAAATGTTTCTAATGAGTTTTACCGTTATGTTTCTTACAAGACATCGGTTGCTGCCGAATATGTGACCATTAAAGCAGGAAATTTTGAATTTCTTTCTGATAGCCCTAGTGTAAACACCAAGCCATTCCCCGGATTTAGTGGCAAGACATTGCTGCCTAAAACCGTATTGAATATGACTTGGCATCAAGTTCCCTACAATTTCATTTTTCCTACCAGTCCTCAATGTGAAAACATTTACAACGGATTAGGAAGAGTCAACCAGATTGAATTTCTAGGTTTTGGGCCGGGTGAATTGCTGTTCACTGGCATTGAATCTAAGGAATATACAAGGAACTTCTTCGGTGGAAATTTCAGCACCTTGAATCCACTTCAATCTGGATGGGGACTGACCGATTTTCTGTATGCTGATATAACCTTTAAGCTTCTTTATGTTGGATATGAAACTGATTATTCGGTTGAACGCAGTTCATACAACGGTAGTTATGTATACCGTGGACACAATTTAGGTCTTTATCTTGGAAATCAAAAATATTACCCAATGGTAACCAACACAGAAAACACTTTTGCCGACAATTTGCGATGGAAACCAGTCTATGACTCCTATCCTTTTCAGTTGATGTTTTTTGGTGATCCGGCTACTATGAAGTGAAATACGGGGTGAAAAATGCTGGCCGGAACCTACAACATCGTTTGTGAGCAGGGTGCTACCTTTTCACGGGAAATCACCGTGATTAATGCCGATAATACGGTTCCAGACTTCAATACTAGCACCGCAAGGATGCAAGTAAGACCCACGGTGGCATCCACCACTGTTATCATCGAACTGACCACAGAAAATGGACGCATCTCGTTGTCTGACAACAAGATAACTCTAACCATAGATGCCGATGATACGACCCCGCTAACCCCAGCATCCTATGTGTACGATTTGGAAATCGTCACCGGAACTCTTGTAGTTCGCCTTGTCGAGGGAACATTCCGTGTATCTCCTGAAGTCACCAGATAAGGAGACACGATGGCTCAGGACATCATCAATACGGTCATAGTTGATCAAATCAAGGTCAGTGCTGTTCCCAGTTCTGACCAGTACATTCCTGCGATCACCGACCCTGTTTCAGAAGTTACCATCAATGGCCAGGGTGATGCCGTAGTGTTTCGTTACGCCACGAACACGAACATGGACATTGCCATTGGCCTGACCATGCCAACTTCCGTGTTCACCGTCACGGGAAGTCCTGCCAATGGTCAGGGTGATTTTAATGTCGCATTCAAAAGCCAAAATGCAAATCTAGTGCTGGCGACTCCAGATGGAAGTCAGGGGGTTCCATCATTCCGTGCCTTGACAATAACGGATTTGCCAGACTTGTCCTCGACTTATATTTCCAAGGTTCAGCATGATAATACCCTGACGGGTGACGGAACATCCGCATCACCTCTCGCTTTGGCTCCAGGCGTTATAGGAACGGTGTCCAGCATCACCTTGGCATCCTCGGATTTGACAATCACCAATCCGACTATCACAACCGCTGGAACAATAACTGCAAACCTAAAGACACAAAGTTTGACTCCGGGAACTTATGGAACCAGTAATTCCATCCCTGTGGTCACGATCAACAGCCGTGGTGTGATTACGGATGTTTCTTCGGTATCCATCAGTGGTGCTGGAACAGGAAGTGTTTCCAGTGTTAGTGTTGTTTCCAATACGCTTCAGGTTAGTGGTTCCCCCATCACATCGGTTGGACAAATAGACATTGAAATGCAATCAACAGGTGTGGTTGCAGGACTGTATGGAAGTAGCACTGAAGTTCCCGTCATTACGATTGATGACAAGGGAAGAATTGTTGAGGCTACCAACATAAGTATTGGAACTGGAACTGGAACTGTAACAAGTGTTGGCATCATCTCGATGAATGACACGATTGCTATCCAGTTTTCTCCGATCACCAGTGCTGGAGATATAGATATTGGATTGCCTACAACAGGGGTTACAGCAGGATCATACACATCTGCGGATATCACGGTGGATGAATATGGAAGAATAACATCCGCAGCAAACGGAAGTAGTATTCCTTCCGGTGGTCTGACATCTCAAGTTTTAACTTACAACAACTCGAATCAACTGGTTTGGGTGTACTCTGACGGGGGTACTTGGTAATGGCATTTACGGTAACTTCTGCAAGTGGAATTGCATATTCAGGATCAGGGACACAAAACGATCCATTCGTTATTTATCTTTCTGCTACAGGTAATTTGACAGCAGACATAAATTTTTATGCATCAACTGATGGTGTTTGTTACTTGGATTTGTCTGGATATGCAAATCAAGAAAACGAGGCAAGAATAATTCAGGCTGGAATTGGAATATTTCAGAATTCAACTAGCATTTGGTTTTTCAATTCTGCATTAAATGTTTCTGCTGGATCAACAATATCTATCCAAATAGACACATATGATGAATCACCGGCATCAATGAATGGTAGTGCGTATTATGACGATGGTGGGTCACCTCCGCCATCTGTTCCAAACAGTTTGTATGTCATTAATCAGCCGGGATTAGTGTCTTCTGGAAGTCTATTGAGTCCACAACCATCAGTTGGAATCAAAGACCAATTTGGTAATGTGTTAACAAATTATGAAACTGATGTGCAAGTTTCTTTGGTTGTACTATCCGGAACAGCAACATTAACTGGAACTGATACCGTATCTACAACCAATGGCGTTGCCACTTTTACTAATCTAATTATTACTGGTAACGGATTATTTTATCTGCATTTTGAATCAACTATTCTTGCCTTAAATGCGGTTAATTCCAATCAGTTGTTTTTTCAACCAAATGCTGGCAACCCAAACCCTCCAATTCCTGTTAAGCCAAAACGATCCTATATTGCCGGTTCTGTTCCAGCATATACCGATTTGGAAATCAATGAGTTTGCCATCAATGTGGCAGATCGCAAAGGTTATATGCGTGACAGCAATGATATCGTGCATTTGCTGTTTGATGGCTATGCCACTGGAGGTGGTGGCTCAGGAGGTACTGTCTACAGTGTTGGCGTTTCTTCTCAAGATTTGACGGTCACTAATTCACCCATAACAACTTCTGGATTTATTGGATTGGAATTGAATACTCAATCCATTACTGCTGGGGCATATGGTAACGGTTCCAATGTGGCAGAAGTGACGGTAAATGATAAAGGCATAGTGACTGGAATTCAGAATGTTGCTATCAGTTATCCGGTAAATTCCATCACTGCCGGAACGGATATATCCCTGACCGGAACTGCACCCGATTATACGATCAATAATACGGCCCCTGACCAGATTGTTTCACTAACTTCTGGAAATGGAATCTCCGTAACTGGGACTTATCCTGACTTCACCATTGATTGCACGATCACCCAATACACAGATTCCGATGCCAGAAAAGCGTTATCCGCAGGAACTGGTATTAGTTATGACAATACAACTGGTGTAATTACCAACGACTCTCCAGATCAAGTTGTTTCATTGACTGGTGGAACGGATATATCCGTCACAGGGACTTATCCGAACTTTACGATTGATTACACTGGTACTTCTGGAAGCGGAACTGTAACTTCCGTTGGCATATCCACAACTGCTTCTGCTTTGACGATCACCAATACACCGATTACCACCAGTGGAGATATAGGTGTTAATTTCTCTGGAAAAGGTTCGGAGTATGTGACCGGAGATGGAAGTCTCAAGACCTTCCCAACCACAATAGATCAGGCATTAAATCTCGTCACAGAAATTTATAATTCAACTGGGGCAACTCTGACAAAAGGCACGGTTGTTTACATCAATGGTGGCCAAGGAAATTTGCCAACGGTCACCAAGGCCCAAGCCAACAACGATACAAATTCGGCACAGACATATGGCATTATTCAGAGTAATACATCCGATCAGTCCAATGGATATGTGGTTGTTTCTGGAAGACTAACCGACATTGATACACAATCCTATTCCGCAGGGACTCAACTGTATCTGTCCCCAACCACTGCTGGAGCATGGACAACGACCAAGCCGGCAGCACCAAGCCACCTTGTGTATGTTGGCATCGTAGTTCGCAGTCATCCAACCCAAGGTGTGGTTGAGGTGAAAATCCAGAACGGATACGAACTGGATGAAATCCACGATGTATCGATTACCAGCGTTGCACCCAACAATATCCTTCGTTACAACTCGACCACCAAACTTTGGGAAAATGTCGCAGGAACCACCAGCAGCATTTCTGAGGGAACTAACCTGTATTATACCGATGCAAGATCAAGAGCATCGGTGTCTGCTGGAGCTGGAATTTCCTACAGTTCATCCACTGGAGTGATAACTAACTCTTCCCCCGATCAGACAGTAGTTTTGAACTCTGGAACCAATATCACAATCACAGGAACCTATCCTAATTTTACGATCAATGCTTCCGGTGGTGGATCAGGAACTGTCACTTCCGTGGGACTTTCGGCACCAACCGGCATGAAGGTGACCAATTCTCCAATCACAGGAAGTGGAACCATAGCTTTGTCTATGGATACAGGATATGCACTTCCAACCTCTGCCTCTCAGACCAATTGGGATACGGCATACGCCAATCGAATAACCAGCTTAACCACTACTGGTTCCAGTGGTTCTGCGACATTAGTTTCAAATACACTGAATGTTCCAACATATACTCTGGCTGGGCTTGGTGGAATCAAATTAACTGATCTTTCTTCAACAGCTACTGGATTGACATACACCAACACAACTGGTGTTTTCAGCTTTACCGCTGGATATTCCATCCCAACAACTTCAAGTCAGACCAACTGGGATACGGCCTATACAAACCGTATCACTTCATTAACCACAACGGGTTCCAGTGGATCAGCCACACTGGTTTCCAACACATTAAATGTTCCAACCTATACATTGGCAGGCTTAGGTGGTCAGGCATCATCCACAAACCTGACCTCTCTTTCCGGCCTGACTTATGTTTCCGCATCTTTTGTAAAAATGACCGCATCTGGAACATTCTCGCTGGACACTAGCACTTATTTGACGGCGAACCAAACCATTACTTTATCGGGTGATGTAACAGGTTCTGGAAGTACGGCGATTACAACGACTCTTGCCACCGTAGGTGCAACCAAGGGTGGAACCGGACAAACCACCTACACATTGGGCGATACGCTATATTCTTCGGCCAGCAATACATTGGCCAAACTTTCCGGAAATACAACCACTACACGCAAATTCTTGCGTCAAACCGGCACAGGCACGGTATCTGCTGCTCCTGCTTGGGATACCGTCACTAAGACGGATGTGGGATTGTCCAGCGTGGAAAACACGGCTTTAAGCACATGGGCTGGATCGTCAAATATCACCACAGTTGGAACTCTTAGTGCGTTGACCGTTTCTGGAACCACCGTCATCAATAGTTTGACCTATCCTTCTACAGACGGCACTTCAGGCCAGGTACTGTCTACAAATGGTACAGGAACACTGTCATGGACAACCGCTGGTGGTGCAAGTGCTGCCGGTTCAAATGGAGACATTCAGTACAACGATGGATCAGGTAATTTTACTGCGACTTCCAATTTTTCGTATGGTTCTTCCGCATATGATGCGTTGGCTTTATATTCGGCAAATGGTGCCGTTGGTGTTTTTGGAATTTTTGCAGCTAACGGACAGACATATCCACTGTTGGAACTTCGGGATTACCTTGGCACAACTGTATACAGTTATTTTGATGCCACCGGAAATCTTTATTTAAATGCACAGGCCGATGTGCGTTTTGCTGATGCAGATTCAAGCAATTATGCTGCAATTCAAGCTCCGGCGACTATATCAACAAATTATACTTTAACTCTTCCAACAACTGCTGGCACAAATAACTATGTCTTAAAAACGGACGGTTCTGGAAACCTAAGTTGGACAAATTACATTACCAGTCTTGCTGGTGGAAATAGCACAACGCTACTTGGATCGATACCATATCAGTCTAACAGCAACACGACAACTCTTTTGAGTCCAAATACCACCACTACCAAAAAGTTTCTCCGTCAAACTGGGTCAGGAACAAACGGTGCTGCACCAGCATGGGATACGGTTGTTGCCTCAGATATTGCTTCTGGTCAAATTGCTCTGGCATACGGTGGAACTAATGCGAACTTAACTGCTGTAAATGGAGCGGTAGCATATAGCACAGCTTCGGCTTTAGCTTTGACTGCTGCTGGAACATCTGGACAAGTGCTTACAAGTGCTGGTGCATCAAGTCCGACATGGGTAAACCAAGGTTTGTTTTCCGGTGGTAGACTTACCCTTACTAGCGGAACACCTGTAACTACTTCGGATGTAACAAGTGCAACTACGATTTACTATACACCTTACAATGGTGATCGTATAAGTCTTTATGACGGAACTAATTGGGCGACTTACACATTTACAGAAAGATCGTTGGCTTTAGGAACTTTAACTTCTGGGAAAAATTATGATGTTTTCATTTATAATAATGCAGGAACGCTGACACTCGAACTTTCGGCAGCATGGACAAGTGACACCGCAAGGACAGATGCTATTACGCTAACAAATGGTGTTTATGTTAAAAGTTCTGCGACCACAAGACGATATCTTGGAACATTTAGAACCACATCGACTACCACCACCGAGGATTCTTTAGCCAAGCGTTTTGTTTGGAATATGAATAATCCTGTTGAAAGACTCTTGTACAAAAATACATATCCAACCTACGCATATACAGGGCATCCTTACACTACTGCTTCATGGAGAAATTGGAATAACGACTCTGCCATGTCTGTCCATTTTGTTAATGGTTTGGACAGGAATACTGTTGTTAATTTTAGTTGTGCGTCATCTGGTGGTTATGCTAGTCAAGGTGCTGCTTTTGATGGTGGTACACCAGGATATGACAGCGTGGATATGACTGGCCGTGCTGGAAGAGCATACACTATACGAAGTGGAAGTTGCCTAGGTTATCATTATTGCACAATGTTGGAATATGGAACATCTGGAACAACATATATTCAGGCAATATTGGAAGGTTCATTTTGGTGCTAAGGAGGCAATATGTACTATTTAGTTGAATTTAACGATGAGATAAACAAGGTTGTAAAAACTCACGGTTTAAACCTTAATAATGATGGAACATTTAGAATTGATTACATTGAGGAACCAACCCAAGACCAATTGTCTATCGTTAATGACATGATTCAAAAATATCCATTGTTTTGTAAAAAAATGGAAAAACTTGAAAAAATACAAGAAGAATGGAATCAAACCATTGCTCAGGGTTGGGATTCAGGACAGGGTATTTTAGGCATATCTGCCGAAGATGTGGCCCTGCTTTCCGCAAACTTTTCCATGGCAAAAGAGGCAGCAAATCTAGGCTATCCGATACCGCCAATTATCACGGTAGATAGCCAAGAAATATCGTTTTCTGATATTCAATCCATGACGGTTTTCATGTTACAATACGGCGAGTTTAGGAGCAGTATTTCCAAGACTTTTGCTGCACGGAGGCGAGCGGTACAAAATGCCTCCACGATTGAAGAAGTGGTGGTAATATGATCGCCGATATTGATTTCGTCAGCTTGATAGAAAGATTTGGTGTCACTCTCACCTTTCTTATTTTTCTTGTCTGGTGCGTGTATCGGGGTGGCAGTTGGGTTGGTGTTAATATTCTCCTACCACTGCACCAGAGACATATGTTGTTCATCGACAGACTGGAATCAGGAATCGGAGAAGTGACCAAGGCTCAGACCGATTCCATGAAAATACTGACAGAAATTCTGCGACAGACGAAGGAACTGGAAGCACTACACAGAAAGGGTGATTAATGATTGATTTTCCTGATTCGATGCCAACCGATGCTATTCTGTTATGCATCAACAAGATTCGTGGCAAGGAAGATGTGAACAACCGCACTTTTGCCAATGCACTTTGGAACATTGTTGGCTATGCTGCTGCACAGGCATTGCCTGAAGATAAGACGATTTTTGAAGGTCGTGAGATTGGTTTGGAAGACTTTGCCAGCCTGTTGGATCAGGCTTTGGAACAAAGTAAGTTCCACGCTAATGAGGTCACCCTGGGTATCGTGCCCTGGGCCTTGATCCTAAAAACCGCCTTGAAGATATTGATTTCCGCTTTTTTATAGGCAGGGGCTGGAAGTGGCCCCAAGTGCGGAAAGAGCATATTGAGAAAAATCCTCAATGTGCTGGATGCTATAAAAAGGAAGCATTGGAAGTGCATCATATCTATCCATATTCATTGGATAGGTCATTAGAGTATGAACCAACCAATCTCCTAACCCTATGTAAACGATGCCACTTCCTATTGGGGCATCTGGACAGTTGGACAAGTTGGAATCCAAGTGTGGAGTATGATGCTCAAGGACAAAAGGAAAGGATACGAAGACGACCATGAATTTACTCATTCTGCTTGCGATTTTTCATGCACCGACCATTGAGTTGCCAAAGCAAATCAATGGCCAACCAAATGCTTTTATTACGGTTCCTGCCACTACTAGTGGCAGTACCGTGAAATGGTTGTGTCCAGATGCTGGACTCAATATGTTCCCTGTGGAACTGCTCAAGGACACTAAAACGCTAGTGGTGACTGGGCCGGAGGGACGATTTAGAATCTATGCGTACACATCGGATCAGACTGGCCCCTCAGACGCAGCAATGTGTACGGTTCTTATTGGAAATGCTCTTCCTCCAAATCCAGACAATCCTGATACTCCTCCAAGTCCGACTCCTACTGCATCGGACATTTCTGAGGCAGCAAAAAAAGAAGACAAGGAGGCTGTAAAATGGCTTGCACAGTTCTACGAGGAACTTGCCAAAGAATCACAAAAAGATGAGTATAAAGCCGTTGGTGATGTGTTCCGTGCAGCTAAGGTGGCAATTAACAAGCAATTCCGTCCTGATGAACTTTCCAATCTAAGGGCAGTCATTGGTAAGAGACTTAATTCCAAGTTGCCCCAGGATGCTGACAAGGAACTTGATAAGGCAACTAGAGATTTGATGACTTCTGTATTCACACAGGTAGCAAAGGAACTGAAATGATTGATTACATCAAGTGGGGTGGAAGGCAGCATCACAACAATTTCATCAACAATTGGAACTTTGGCTGGAAGCCAATCAGTGATCTTCCAGAGGTACAACGACAGGCTTTCAGGTCATCCTTAAAGCCTTTTGAGATCACTGGAGAGGATGCCGATGTAAAAGAGGCTTTACTATACAAGGTGGTCAACAAAGCCTGTGGATATGAGTTTTTCCCATGGGATCAAAAGACCGGCTCATGTGTAGGACATGGTGCATTAGCCGTTATGGCGACCCTACAGGCCGTGGAAATTGTCACACAAGGCCAAACCTATGAACAATGGAAACTACCGTTCTTTTTGTTTAATTATGGGCAATCTCGTAAGCGTGGTGGTTTACATGGTACTGGTGACGGTTCTTTTGGATCGTCCATGGCTGAATCTTGCCGTATTGATGGTGTTCCTCCAATTGAGTCTGATCTTCCACAACCAGTAAAACAGAACGATGGTTCTTGGACTTTTGGTGCTGATGTCGAATACAAATGGTCGAATGGAGACAAACCGCCTAGAGACTTGTTTTCCGTGGCCAACAAGTTCCGAGTCAATTCCACCAGTCAGTTGAGTAATTCCAAAGAAGTAAAAGCTGCCCTGCGAAACGGGTATCCTGTGACTATTGCTTCCGGATGGTGGGGATTTAATTCCCTGAAAGTTCAACCTTCAGGTACACCATCGGTTCAATTGGCCAAGAAGTCCGATGCATGGGGTCATCAGCAATCTTGCTTGGGTTACACCGATCATCCTGAATTTGGCCTGATATTTTTGATCCAGAATTCTTGGGGGAATGCTCATGGAACACCTCCTGGCAATTATGGCGAACCCAAGGGAAGTTACTGGATGAAAGCTTCGGACATGGACAAGATTTGTAACGAGGAAGTATTTGCTTTCAGTAATTTTGACGGTTACCCTGCCCGAAAGATCGATTGGACGCTATAATATCTTTGGTCAAATTTCTTTAGGAGGAAGCATCATGACCAGTTTCATTTTAGCGGTGGCTTTGAGTTCCCAAGTAGTTGATCTGCCTCTCAAACGAGGTGGATCAAGCTGTGCTAACGGCCAGTGTGGAGTTGCACAGCAAGTGGAAACTAAGCAGGAAAAGCCTGTAGTAAAGCCAGTAGTAGAAGTTCAGGAAGAGAAAGTTTTCCGTGGTGGAAAGCTTCGTTTCAAACTCCGTGGCGGTTCCTGCTGCGGTTAAGAAAGGAAAAATATGTCTAATGCTCCAGTAAATCCTAGCAATCCTGCTCAGGAAATGATGAAACAGATTGAGCCTATAATGGCTCAATTCATCAAATTTACGGACAATGAGATTGGAAGAGATGAGGCATTGAAATTGTTTTACGATTTCATGTTAAAAACTCTCCCACCTCCGTTGAAACCAAGCAAGGATTTGGCAAAAAGTCTTATCAAGGCTCCCTTGACAGGATTTGCCAATATTCCTCAACTGATGGCAGCAATGGTAATTCTTTTGGAAGAATAATCTTTGCTGTTACAATGTTAATCAAATTCAGGGTGGCTAAAAAGTCACCCTGTTTTTTTAGAGGTTTGTCATGCCAAATATGCAACCAGAAATTGGAAATGGAATGAATGCTTCGTGGGATTCCTCCACGAATTCATTTGTTGTCAGCAATGATTCTCCGTCATGGATATGGCTGAAGATTTTTGGAAGGGTGGATACCAACGACCAGAACATTTACTATTACTTCTTTCAGGAAGTCGAGTGGAATGGCAGCATATTCATTGATAAGGAAGGCGGGGTAAAACTAAATCAGGACAATCAGACCAAGGGGCCAAAGGCATTTCCGATGCCATTCATCTTTGATCGCAAAGATGCAAATCAGATGCTGAATGACCATACTCCAGAATATGGATGCATAGTGCCAGCCTTGTCTATGGGTGTTGATCCATCGGATGGAAGAGAAATATTTTATTTCTGGTGCGGAACAAATCCGAACAATCGTTATTTCATTAGGATTGATGAGGCTCAGGGTGGTGGGCCTGTCATGTACAATTCCAAGTATTCTGCCACTGTTTGCAGCATCAATCCATATGCAAATCCAGTGGTGGCTTCTGGTGGCAATGCCGGAAATGTCTGGGCGATTGAACAGAATGGCTCTCCGCTTCTTCCAGGAAAAGTATACCAGGGTTTTGCTGTTGGTTATTGGAACCCAGGTAATCCAATCAATCCAAACGCCTTGGATTACAACGATGAACGACCACTGGTGTTGTGTATCAAACAGGGAAGTTCCGGCCCGAATGCCATCAAGGTTGTGACCAATGCAACCAACAATGGCGGGACACTCGTTTTTAGTTATGCCACCTTTTGCCCTGACGAATACACTGCTATCCTATACCAGCAATCCCAATCATTAAGATTGACTGACCTGTTGGATACTCCAAAGAATTACGGGAATCCAAATCAGCTTTTAGCCACTAATGGTTCTGGTGCATTTTATTACATCAACAGTTCCAATGTGGGTGTTCAATGGCCAACACCTCCTGCCACTGGCTCATCGCTGCTCCTTATTAGTTCCTCTGGTGTTTTTACTGGTTCACAGGGAATATCCAATGCAAATATGTCGCTAGACATCACGGGAAGCTATTACAATGGCATTACTATAAAACTCAAGAATGACATGGAAAATCCGGGGGCTAATATGTATTACGGAACCGATTCCAATGGAGTGAGGGGTTGGTATCCCCTGCCATAATATGTTTACACCCAGCATTTATACTCAGTTTCCAGATCATTATTCTGAACAGCAAATTCAGCAGCAGTCTGATATCTTTGTTCCTGATGGTTTGCAGTTAAAAAGCGTTCAGGGTTCCATCTACAATGTCGATATTGTGGACGCTACAGAAGATGTCCAGATGCGTGTGATACCGAATGGAAACTGGATGTGGGAAGAACCATCCACAAAGACGGTGTATCAGGTCAATGGTTCCGCTGGTTCACCGTGCGAATTTTCTTTACAGATGATTTCTTACGAATACTGCAACAAGGAAATATCTCCCATAGTTGCTTCATACGATGGAACCTACGGGTACTCTATTACTTCTGATGAACAGGTCATTCGTCAGCCTAATAACATCTGGCATTTTGATGCGTTTGAAGGACAAAAACAAACCGTTATTCCCCAATTAAACTACAACCCTAATGATTATTACGATGATTGGTACGAATGGTGGTCTAATTACTGGAGCCATGGTTTTTATTATGGATATTCCGGAGCGTATCCAACCTCTTGGTTGATTCAGTTGACAAATGCCGATTTCAGGCATTATGTGATTGATGGGAGTTACTGGGGGTATGGAACAACCAGTCCAATTCATTTGTTTTCAAAGCGAACCAACCTTTCTGGATTGAGTCCGGTTACTTATTACGAAACAGATTATGTGTCTTATTTAAGTCCATATATTTTGATGTATTTTCCGGCAGGAACACAGATCGATTTTCAGTCCTATCAGTTTGTGCAGCAGCCGTACAATGAATTTCGTGATTATTTGGAATACACGACTGGATTCGTAATCGCTGGTGCTACCTTTGATGGCTACAACATTATTTTAAGGCCATATTGTTTTTCCTATTGCTCAATTAATTGGTATCCGGTTTATGGTGAAACAGGCACTTATTATCCATTTGGCATGGATTACATCATGACACCAATGGACAATGTATGTGTTCCATACACATACAGTTATTGGCCATGGATGAATGATTATGGTCGAACAGATTTCGTAGTTCCGTATTGGTCTTATTACAACAGAATTACTGGCCAAATTGGAGTATCTCCTTATTTTGGATTTTATTATTGGTGGGGTTGGTATGGATATTATCAAAGACTGGAATCATTCCCTTATAAAAAAGCAGCATTTTATTTAACGCAATCCAGACCTGTAGTGGAAAATTATCCGGGTGGATACTGCAAATACACTTACAAGAATGTCATTATTTCCTATGGAAACAAATACGATGTAATTCCAAGCGATGCTAACGGTAAGTCTGTTGGGAAAACCCTGTCGTTCCATTCCCGTGGAACGGTGGTTGATGTGGAAGTGACTTTTAAAAGAAAGAATTTTCCAGACCTTTCCTCAATACCGAATATCAGTGATGTCAAAAGATTTATCGCCTACCCACAGAATGTTCGGCCATTGGAATACAGAGAATTGTCGTTTAAGGTTGGATACAGTTATCCACAATACAATGAAGTATTTAAAGCTTACTATCAATTTGAAACACCAATTATTGCCCATGATTATGTGCAACCTTATGAGCAGTATCTTGATCCAAATTTAGACCCAGCACCTCCTCAATGGTGGCAGTATTATTTTCTAGACGCTATTTTTGAATATGCTTTTACAGGCTATTATTTTGGAAATTATCCTACCTCTTCCTTGTTTTCGATTTATAGCCCAAACCTTGATTCTCTGTATCAGCCTTCCTACATGGCAGTGGAAGGATTGACTCCATGCGTTGCCTCTAGGTCAGTGAATTCTTCTGCGGAAAAACTTGCGTATTTCAATTATGCCGGTTTTGGCCAACCAGCTTTTCAAAGTGATTATTATGGTACTGGATGGACTGGCAATTCAACCTTTGAATGGAATGATCAGACTTCCAATATCATTATTGGACTGACTAGCGACAGAGGTTCTCCAACTATTTTAAATGGAAAATTGTGGTCAAGAACTAATGTGCGTTATCCGGACATGGATAAACCGCAATTTACCATGAAAATTCAAACCAATAGTGGATCAGAATGTACATTCTTGGATGCCTATGTTGCCGAGGATAAATTTGGTGAACGAGGCTTTGGAGACGGTTGGTTTCGGATTGAAACTTATAAGAGAGCCAATTCGTTGAAGATATACGATCCCAATCGTAACCTTTTGGCTTATGGTCAATTGAATGTCCAATACAGCAATTATCCATCGGACACCCCCATTAGCGACATGGACATATCACCTTATTATTTTGGAAATTATCTTTTAGATTACATGGATTATTATCCGGGACAAAATTACAAAGCCGTGGATGTTTATTGGTTTTATTCCAGTGAAAACAGTTATTCGGCTTACAAAAATGGAATACTTCCGGGACATAAACCCAAGAATCAATTCAAGCCATTTGGAACCAAATATCAGGGATATGCCAACAATTCCAGCTACTGTACCGATGGTGTTTACATCGTGACTGACAACATCAGTGGGTTTGGAAGGAACTTAAATAATTCATTTTCTAACAATCCTACCTCTGGATCAGGAGCAAATGCGGAAATCATTATAGGTGCTTTTTACATCGATACGAGCAACAGCGGTTTTTC